GTTTTGCAATCTGACAAGCAATATGATTTGCAAATAGTAGAAAGAAGTATAGGCAGACTAGAAGAAAGATTAGCTTATGCGTTCTTATTAAACTCCGCAATACAACGTAATGCAGAGCGTGTTACAGCTCAAGAAATTAGATACATGGCAGAACAACTTGAGATGGCTATGGGTGGTATATACTCATTACTATCACAAGAGTTTCAACTGCCTTTAGTACAAGTACTTATGAAGCGTATGTCAGACTCTAAAGAGATACCAACACTTCCTAAGAACTCTGTTAAGCCTACTATCGTCACTGGTGTTGAAGCACTGGGACGTGGTAATGACTTACAGAAGCTAAGAGAATTTGTGGCTGAGATAGGTAATCTAGCTCAAATAAGTCCTGAAGTAGTACAGTCATTAAACACTAGTGACCTACTTACTCGTGTTGCTACCAGCTTAGGTATAGACACTGAGGGTCTTATGAAGAGTCAAGAGCAACTAGCTCAAGAACAAGAAGCTCAACAGCAACAAATGCAGCAACAACAAATGATGGATATGGCACAAAGTGCTGTACCACAAGTTGCTAACAACTTAACAAAACCTGAATAATTAAAGGAGAAGAAACAAATGGTAGAACAAGTAGAAATTAAAGCAGAAGAAACAACAGCAGAGACTGCTGAACCTGTATTAAAAACAGAGAGACCTGAAGGTTTACCTGAGAAATTTAATTCAGTAGAAGATATGGCTAAATCATATCAGGAACTGGAATCTAAATTAGGACAACCTAAAGCTGAGGAGTCTACATCTGAACCTAAAGCTGACGACAACAACTTAGAGATAGCTGAGAAAGCTACTCAAGCTGCTGGTCTAGACATGGGTGCACTAAATGCTGAGTATGCTGAGAAAGGTGAATTAGCTCAAGAGTCTTATGATGCTTTAGAAAAAGCGGGTATTAGTAGAGAATACGTAGACCAGTTTATTGCTGGACAACAAGCGGTTGCAGATAAGCAATCAGGAGAAATCAAAGGAATAGCTGGTGGTGACGAAGGTTACGAAGCTATGACTGGATGGGCTAAAGAGAATTTAACTGATGCTGAAATAGAAGCTTATAACTCAGCTGTAAATAGTGGAAACATGGAAACAACTAAGTTAGCAGTCACTGGTCTTAAAGCTAGATATGATGCTAATGAAGGTAGTGACCCTAAACTATTATCAGGCAAAGCTACAGGCACTGGTGAGAAAGGTTTTGAGTCTTGGGCTCAAGTCACAGAAGCAATGAAAGATGCTAGGTATGAGAAAGACCCAGCGTATCAAGCTGAAGTACAGAGCAAAATAGCAAACAGTAACTTATAGGAGTAATTATGTCTTTGTATGCAAATATAAATAAACGTAAAAAAGCTGGAACTAGTAGAAGCAAAAAGAACTCTACTATATCTAAAAAATCTTATTCTAATATGAAGAAAGGTTTTCCTAAGAAGAAGAAGTAATGACTTTAAAAAGACACCAAAGCAAAACTGGCGGACTAAATGCCGCTGGACGTGCTTATTACAAACGTAAAACTGGGGCTAATCTCAAGCCGCCTGTAACAGGTAAACCTAAGAAAGGTTCTAAAGCAGCTGGTAGAAAGAAAAGCTTTTGTGCAAGAATGAGTGGTGTTAAAGGTGCAATGAGAAAAAATGGGAAACCGACACGTAAGGCTCTAGCTTTACGTAAATGGAAATGTTGACATAACAGTGCGACCTTTTTAGGTGGCTGTTGCCGACAAGTAGTAGTAACTTGACCTTCTGCGGAAGACAATCTTGGGGTGAATCTTAGAGGCTTTTATAAACAATTAACTTTAAATCATAGGAGATTTTATTATGGCAAATGCTACTCCAGTATCTGTCGGTAGAGTCAACGCTGGTGGTTCTGAAGACGCTCTGTTTCTGAAAGTTTTTGCTGGAGAAGTTTTAACTTCTTTTGAAAGAGCTTCAGTAACTCAAGGGTCTGAAACTGTCCGTTCTATTAGCTCAGGTAAATCTGCTACTTTCCCAGTAATGGGTAGAGTGGCTGCGGCTTACCATACAGCTGGTGCGGAAATCACAGGCAACGACGTAAACCACAACGAAAAGGTCATTACTATTAATGACTTATTAATTAGCTCAGTTTTCCTTAGCAATATTGAGGAAGCGAAAAATCACTGGGATGTAAGAGGAGCTTATTCTACTGAAATTGGTAGAGCTTTAGCTTTCCAAAAAGATAAGCACATCTTACAAACTATTGGTCAAGCTGCACAAGCTTCTGCAAACGTATCTGATTCAGGTTACGGAGCGGGAACTGTGTTAACTGACACAAACATTGCATCAGCTACAGACGCAACTGCTGCTAACGCAATGATAGACGCATTATTTGATGCGGCTAGAACAATGGATAATAACTACGTTCCTAAAGAAGGCAGAAAAGCTTTCATTAGAACTGAAGAGTATTATAAATTAGCAAACGCTACTAACGCTGTAAACGTTGACTTTAGCGGTCAAGGTTCTATTGCTGAAGGTAAAGTTATGAAGATTGCTGGAATTGAATTAATCCCAACTCCACATTTTGTTTCTTCTAACATTACAACAGCATTACCTGACGCTGGTTCAGCTACTGCTGGTGGAACTAAACCACAAGCGGTTAACTTAGCAAACTATGTATGTCTAGTATGTCATCCATCAGCTGCTGGTACTGTCAAATTGATGGACTTAGCGACTGAAATGGAATATGACATAAGACGTCAGGGAACGCTAATGGTAGCTAAATACGCAATGGGACACGGCGTGCTACGTCCTGAGGCGGCTGTAGGTATTAAAGAAGCGTAAGCTCTTTTAAACTTAACGAGAGGGTGGCTTCGGCTGCCCTCTTTCTTTTTATGGAATATATATGGCAACACAACTAACACCAACTACAGAGTTACAAGCTATTAATACTATGCTTTCTTCTATTGGAGAAGCACCTGTAAACTCTATTAGCGGCACTAACAATGTAGATGTAGCTGTCGCTATAAATATATTAAATGAGACAAGCCTTGCTGTTCAAAGTGAAGGCTGGAATTTCAACACCGAATACAACGTATCTTATTCTTTAGATACTGACAACAAACTCCCCCTACCCTCTAACTGTGTACAAGCAGACGCTGGCTCAGCTAATAGAGACCGTAACTTAGTTATACGTAATGGTTTTATATATGACTTAGATAATCACACAGATGTATTAACTGCAAGTGTTCCCCTAGATGTAGTATTGGTTCAATTATTTGAACAACTACCTGAATATGCAAGACGTTATATCACTACAAAAGCTGCTAGAAGATTCGCAGCTAGATTTATTGGTGACGCTGGTTTAACTGAATTAGCTCAAGTTGATGAGCAAGAAGCTTATAACAATTTTAAACAGTCTGATTCTAGAAGTGAAGACAACAACATACTAGAAGGAGACGCTAACACTTATTCAATAATAAATAGACCCCCAAGAAGGACTTATTAATGGCTGTAGTATCACAAAGTATACCTAATTTTCTAAATGGCATTAGCCAGCAGACACCTACTCAACGTGGAATTAATCAAGGTGAAGACCAAGTTAATTGCTCTAACAGTGTTGTTGATGGTTTATCTAAAAGACCGCCTTTAGAATATGTAGCAACTTTAGATGCTTCTAACCTATTACCTAACACTGCTAAAACATGGTCTATACAAAGAGATGAGAGCAATAGATACATAACATCATTTTATAATGGTGGTATTAAAGTTTATGATTTAGATGGTAACTCAAAGACTGTTAACTTTCCTGACGGTACATCATACTTAACCAGTACAAATCCTAAAGAAGATTTTAAAATGGTTAATATAGCTGACTACACTTTTGTAGTTAACAAATCTATTGTACCTATAGCTGACTCAACAACTTCAGCAGCTAAAGTAGAACATTTTTATGTAGTGTTTACTGTCAGTAATTTTGGTAGAGAGTATGCAATACACCTAACTCACCCCGACTTATCTTATGGTATCAATGCTATTATACAAATGCCTGATGGTAGTGATGCTAACCATGACACAGATTTTAGAGACACAGGCAAGCTTATAGATATCTTCCTTAAAGGAACAAGCAGTGGTTATTGGAATAGTGCTTCTAGTATTGAGTTTAAATTAACTAGAGCAGACACAGGTGCTACTTTAAGTACTACTCAAGGGCTAGGAACATACTCAGAAGTAACAGCTGAGTTCACATTTACAGAACATCAATCATCTTTACGTGGTCTAGTTGTAGATGGCAACACTAATTACACAGTAGAAACTCATGATGGGGCTGGTAACAGTGAGCTTTATGCTATAAAAGATGAGATACAAGATTTTACTAAACTGCCTTTCTATGCAAAAAATGGTGACAAGATTAAAGTAACAGGTGACGCTGGTGATACATCATCAGATTATTATGTTAACTATGTAGGTAATGGAGTATGGGAAGAGTGTATAGCTCCATCTACTTCGCTAGGTGTTAATGACGCTTATATGCCACACGCATTAATAAACAACAATAATGGTACATTTACATTTGCTAAACAATCATGGACGGATAGAGACTGTGGGGACGCTACAACTAATCCTAACCCTACCTTTGTTGGACAGAAGATACAGAACTTAACGTTCTTTAAAAGTAGACTAGGCATATTATCAGGAGAGAACTTAATACTCTCAGGTAATGCAGATTACTTTAACTTCTTTTCATCTACAGTAACACAAGTTTTAGACACTGACCCTATAGATGTTGCAGCTTCAGGTACAACAGTTAATACTTTAAAACATTCAATAGCATTTAATGAGACTCTATTGTTATTCTCAGATACAGCACAATACAAAGTAGGTTATGCTGGTGAAACTATTACACCACTAACAACTATACTAAATGAGGTATCTACATTCGCTTTAGATGACGCTGTAACACCTGTATCTTCAGGTAAGTTTGCATACTTTGCACAGAAGAGGAATGCTAACACAGCTATAAGAGAATACTTTGCTGACAATGACACACTAACTAATGATGGTCTTGATATCACTGTAGCAGTACAAAAGCTTATTCCTAATAATGCTTATCAAATGATTAGTAACACAACAGAAGATACTTTAATGGTACTTTGTGCAGATACAGCTGATTCACAACTAGCCCCTTACTCAGGGACAGCTTCAGCAACTAACGCTTCAACAATGTTTATATACAAGTATTTCTTTGATAGAGGAGAGAAGGTACAAACAGCGTGGTCTAAGTGG